TGGCGGGCGGATTTTTGAATAATGTCTGACGCAACAAAGGCAGAGGGCGCCTGCCCTCGCGCACTGCCCTTCCCTCACTGCGGTGAAAATGCGTCGTACCGGCACCGGGGACGGGCGACCGCTCCCCGGATGCGCGGCGGATATCTGGCCGCGCATGGGTTTAGTAGATGGAACCGAACGACCCTGAGATTCAAAAAGCATACTCGAAGGGAGGATTCCCTTGAAGACATACTGCAAACACGCAGACCCCACCGACCCGCAGACCATCGAGCGCTATGCCTACGAGGCCATGACCGGTAAGCTCAAGCGCAAGGACTACAGCGAGTTTGTGGCCGGCTACTGTCCCCTCTCGGCCAAGGAGATCCGCAAGCGCGCCCGCGCCGCCGTCACCTGGTACCCGGAGCTGGAGCAGGCGCTGCACTGGATCGCCCTGGACATCGCCGGGCGCATCCGTGCCCGGCGTCTGGATCTGCCGCCGGTGCGCTATTCCGAGCGCCACGACGGCATGTGCCGCAAGGTCAGGAAGATCGGCCTCATGAGCGTGATGCAGCAGCTGATGGAGCATGTCGCCGTCGGCTGCATGGAGGAGCTCTGGGCGGCGAAGTACGAGTACCACCAGTACGCCAGCATCCGGGGCAAGGGCCAGCTCAAGGGCGCCCGGCGGATCCTCAAATGGACGAAGCGCGGCAAGACCAAGCACTTTGTGAAGCTGGACATCCGCAAGTGCTTTCAGAGCATCACGCGCGAGACCGCCATGCGGTGGCTGCGCCGGGACATCGGCAAGAACGTGCTGCTCTTGTGGTTTGTGGATGAGCTGCTGAAGATGCACGGCGACGGGCTGATCATCGGGAGCCTCCTGTCTCAATTCCTATGCAACTACTTCATGAGCTACGCCTACCGCTTTGTCATGGGCCTGCACAAGGAGCGGCGCGGCAAGGCCGTCAGGCTTGTCAGCTGCGCCCTGTTCTACATGGACGATATCCTGCTGGCCGGGGCTGACCGCCGCAACCTCGTCATGGCGGTGCGAAAGCTGATCCGCTACATGCGGGACAGCTTCGGCCTCACGATCAAGGACACCTGGCATGTCCCCCGACATGTGGACGCGCCCATCGGCATGATGGGCTATGTGATCACGGCGAAGGGCCGGCTCAAGATCCGGCGGCGCGTTTTCCTGCGCGCCCGGCGGAGTTTCCGCAAAGTATGGCGCGGTGACCGCACGCGCATCACCCTGTACCGCATCGGCGCGTACTACGGGTACTTCAAAGCGGCCAGGATCTTACACCTGAGACCCGCCAGGCGTAAGGATCCCGCGTGCATCAACATCAAGGGCACGCAGCAGCTTGCGGGGAACACACTCGGCGCACAGTTAAGGAGGGATCTGAGATGCGCAGCGTGAGCATTTCCGCCGACCGGCCTGCAGAGGTCTGCATCGCCGGCCGCGGAGCGGTCCGGGAAATTTGGATCAGGACCAACATCCGGGAGGAGGAGACCACCGTCGAGACCGACGACCGCATTGAGACCGGCAGCCAGTGGGTATGCGATGAGGCATACATGGCCCTGGCCCCGGAGGACTGCCCCACCGTCGGCGAGGTGCAGGAGGACCTGGAGGCGTGGTTTGACTACGCCGCAGCATGGAGACCTGCGCAGGACAAGACGCTGCGCCAGGTGCAGGCGGATGTCGAATACATCGCCGCCCTGAGCGGCATTGATTTGGAGGTGTGACATGGCGGTACACAGCAAGATCTATCTGCAGGCCAAGCGGAACTACCGCGAGGGCCTTTGGAACGAGGAGCGCCTGCGCACGCTGGTGGCTGCCGGGCGTCTGACCGCTGCCGAGTTTGAGGAGATCACCGGGGTGCCCTATGCAGACGGCACCTGACTACCAGACCGTCGAGGAGCTGTGCGACGAGGTTCAGCGCCAGGCGGAGACCATTAAACGGCAGGCCGCGACCATTGCGCAGCTGCGCGCCCTGCTGAGAGAAATTGAGGAGGGATCCACATGAACACCGCAAAAAGCATCTACTACACCGTTTTGGCCGGGATTGCCGCCATCGGCGGCGTCGCCTCTCAGTACCTGGGCGGCTGGGATCAGCTGACGCAGCTGCTGGCATGGGCCATGGCCATCGACTACCTGACCGGCGCGCTGTGCGCGGCCGTGTGGCACAAGAGCCCCAAGACGGCCACCGGCGGCTATGAGTCCCGCGCCGGCTTCAAGGGCCTGATCCGCAAGGGCGTCATCATCCTGATCGTCATGATCGCGGCGGAGCTGGACAAGCTGGCAGGTACCACCGCCATGCGCACGGCCACCATCCTGTTTTTCGCCGCCAACGACGGCATGAGCATTCTGGAGAACCTGGGCATCATGGGCGTCCCCTACCCGCCCGCCCTCAAGAACGCCTTTGAAGTGCTGCGCCGCAAAAGCGAGGACAAGGGCGACGGCGACGACAAAGACGGCGGCACCCCCCAAATGTCCAGAGTGGACACGCCCGACGAGGCCGAGGAGGACGAGTACAAGCCGCAGCATGAGCTCCCCGGCGACCCCTATGCCGAGCTGAAGGAGGACATGGACTACAAGGACGTGTCCGGCCTGCTGGACGAGGACGACTGACCATGGCGGCGCTGCTGACCATCGCCGTCATGGTGGCCATCTTTGACTGGGCGCTGTTCGCCGCGACCCGCGAGGAGGACACGGACGAGCGCTGCCCCGATCTGTTCAACGAGGAGGACGAGTAAGTGACCGCGCTGGAATTTGCCCGCATGGTGTTCTGGGAGTTCCACGCCCGTGGCTGGGATGCCGTGCTCCACGGCCCGGAGGCGCAACTTGTGCTGCCCTGGATCGGCGGGCTGATTCTGGCCGTGGCCATCTATGTGATTACCAGGAGAAAACCATGAAAGATCTTGAATTGTACAACATTTTCCGCGCCAACGGCATGACCCGTGCCGGCGCCCTGGGCACCATGGCCAACATCCGGGCCGAGGGCCTGATGCGCGGCAACAACGCCCAGGACAGCTACCACTTCGACGATGATCAGTACACCGCTGCCGTCGATACCGGCAACCCTGAGTTTCTGGAGCGCTTCTGCACCGACGACGTCGGCTACGGCTACGCGCAGTGGACGGACTCCAAGCGCAAGCGCAAGCTCCTTGCCTACGCCATGAACAAGGGTACCTCCATCGGCGACGAGTACATGCAGGCCCACTTCATCATCAAGGAGATGAAGGAGGACTTCCCCTCTGTCTGGCAGACGGTGTCCACCTCGGACGATCTGGAGGAATGCGTGCGCGTGGTGCTGTATGTCTACGAGAACCCCCAGATCAAGAACACGGCTGCGCGCTACAAGTACGCGCTCGAATTTGAGGCGCAGATCCCGGACGGCGAAGTCCCCACGCAGCAGGCCGCCCCGGCTGCCGTGTCCGGCATCCAGATCGGCGACGATCTGACCGTCAAGATGCTACAGCTTGCCATGGCGCACGACGGGTACTGGGAGCACGACGAGATCACCGGCATCAAGACGCCGGAGTTCCGGCAGCGCATTGTGGAGTACGCCGAGGACGTCGCCGGCTGCTGACTTCCTGTTTTGTCATCCGAAATTTACGCCGAGAGCAAAAATAATCCGGCTTTTACGCCGGATTATTGAGCAGTCTTGAGTATTCCTGAGCAGCTCTGAGAAAATGAGAAAAGCCCGCAAACTCAATGGTTTGTGGGCTTTTCTTTGGTGCTCCAGCGGGGACTCGAACCCCGGACACCCTGCTTAAAAGGCAAAGCCCCCTTTTCACACGGTCTGAGTTTTCAACACTTTCAACAGGTTTGCCACCAATTTACGCTGAAATTTACTCCGAAAATGCTTTCAGCACCTCGCTGTATAGATCTTCCGGCCGGTTCTCCATGAGGTGCGTGTAGATCTTCAAGGTCTGCACAGGACTGGAGTGCCCGGCCAGGTACTGCACGCGCTTGACGGCCACGCCGGAGAGGATCAGCTCCGACACGTAGGTGTGCCGCAGCAGGTGCGGCGTCGTGTGGAAGTCCAGGGAGACCCTGACGCCCGGATGGAACGGCACCTCATCCCCGACCTGGAGCTCCCGCGTTTTCTTCTGCCCGTGCACGGTGTACGTGATTTGCCGCGCCTCGCGCAGCGTGACGGCTGCCCAGCGCTTTCTGAAGGAGGACGCGGTCAGCAGCTCCCCCTCTCCCCGGCTTATCACGTAGGGCCCGTTTTGGGCCTCACGGAGTTCGTGCAAAATTTGCACCAACTGAGGCGGCAGCGGGATGGAGCGGTATGCCGCGTCGCTCTTGAGCAGCGGCGTGAGCGTCGCTTTGTTGTGCCCCTCCCAATTGCAGGCCGCCCGCACGTCGATGTAAGGCGCAGGATCGTCCAGGTGGACGTGGCTCCATTGCAGGCCCAGGGCTTCTTCCCGGCGCAGGCCGGTGTACAGGCACAGCATCACAAACGGATAGATCGGCAGCCCCCTCACCGCCTCCTGCAGCGCCTGCTGCTGGGATCTGGTGAGGGCTTCTTTTTCGGGCGCGTCCTGCCCGCCCGGTTTCAGATCCGCACAAGGGCTCTTGTCTATGAGCCTGTCCTTTTCAGCGGCGGCGAAAATCTTCCTCATGGCCGTGACCACTTTCTGCTGCAGGGACTTCGAGGAGGCGGAGATCGGCGCCATGACGCGCTTGACATCGCTGTAGGTGACATCCCGGATCTGGATCTCTCCGATCACCGGGCAGATGTGATTGTTGATGGCATTCCTGTAGTCGTGCCGACGCTTTTCGCTATACTCCCCGGCATGCAGTTCATACCACTGTTTGGCATAGACCCAGAGCGGCGG